TTAATCGCAGGGATGCTGGTTATTGGTTCATGTGCAACGGTGCCGCGAACTACATTACAGGATCGCACTATGTCTATCTCACTTGGACAAAAATCGACGTGGGATCACCTGATTTTAGACAAGCAAACAGGATATTTTACTACTTTTGGGAGGCATGTAAGGCCGATAAACGTAGCTATGGAATGTGCTACCTTAAGAATAGACGGTCTGGATTTAGCTTTATGGCGTCTTCAGAGACAGTCAACTTGGCAACTACCTCTAAAGACTCAAGATTTGGGGTCTTATCTAAGACTGGAGCGGATGCTAAGAAGATGTTCACAGACAAGATTGTACCCATTTCAATCAACTATCCGTTTTTCTTCAAACCAATACAGGACGGAATGGAACGTCCCAAAACAGAATTATCCTATAAGATTCCTTCCAAAAGACTTACCAGAAATTCCCTTAAGGAAACCAATCAAGAAGAAGAAGAGAGATTGGGAGCAGGCTTGGACACCACGATCGACTGGAAGAACACGGGCGACAACTCGTACGATGGGGAGAAACTACAACTCCTCGTCCACGACGAATCGGGTAAATGGGAGAGGCCCGACAACATCCTCAACAACTGGAGGGTCACGAAAACCTGCCTCAGGCTCGGTGCAAAAATTGTAGGTAAATGTATGATGGGATCAACATCTAATGCTTTGTCAAAAGGTGGAGATAACTTTAAAAAATTATTTTATAATTCAGATGTCAAAAATAGAAACCGCAATGGTCAGACTGCAAGTGGATTATATTCTTTGTTCATACCTATGGAATGGGGTTACGAAGGATTTATCGACAAGTATGGGTATCCTGTATTCGACAGCCCACAAGAATCGATTGAAGGAATTGATGGGGAAGCGATATACACAGGAGTTATTGAGCACTGGGAAAATGAAGTAGATGGTTTAAAAGGAGATAGTGATGCTTTAAATGAGTACTATAGACAGTTTCCAAGATCAGAAAAACATGCTTTCAGAGATGAAACAATAAATTCGTTATTTAATTTAACTAAAATATACGAACAAATAGATTTTAATGAAGAAATGACAGCTAAAGGCCATGTTGTACAAGGTACATTTAGTTGGAAAAATGGTATTAAAGATACTGAAGTAATTTGGATTCCAACTAAAAATGGGAGATTTAAAGTATCTTGGTTACCTAGAAATAATTTTCAAAATAATATAATACATAAAAATGGAATTAAATATCCTGGCAACGATGGTTTAGGTGCTTTTGGATGTGATTCCTATGATATATCAGGAACAGTTGGCGGTGGTGGATCTAATGGTTCATTACATGGTTTAACTACTTTTAGCATGACGCCTGATGTGCCTACGACAAAATTCTTTTTAGAATACGTTGCAAGACCTCAAACTGCTGAAACTTTTTTTGAAGAAGTTTTAATGGCTTTGGTTTTTTATGGTATGCCTATTTTAGCAGAAAATAATAAACCAAGATTACTATATCACTTAAAGAGAAGAGGTTATAGAGGTTTTTCAATGAATAGACCTGACAAATTAATTGGTAATTTATCTAAAACAGAATTAGAACTAGGTGGTATACCTAATACATCTGAAGACATAAAGCAAGCACACGCTGCAGCAATAGAATCTTACATAGAAGATTACGTTGGTAAAATCAATGAAAACCATGGTAATATGTATTTTCAAAGAACTTTAGAAGATTGGGCTAAATTTGATATATCAAAAAGAACAGCATATGATGCATCTATAAGTAGTGGTTTAGCTATCATGGCTTGTAGAAAACATATGTATAGACCTAACATGCAAAGAACAACAAAAAATGTTGGTTTTAGTTTTTCTAAATATAAAAACGAAGGATCAATGAGTGAGATAATAAAATAAATATGGCAATAAATACAGGACAACTTCCTACACAATTTCCGAGTCAAGCAGTCTCAGATGAAGTAAAAATGTCAAGAGAATATGGTTTATCTGTATCTAGGGCTATTGAGCAGGAATGGTTTAATAGAGACAATGGACCTGGAATGTATTTTCAAACTAGAGATGAATTTCATAGATTAAGATTATACGCTAGAGGTGAACAATCTATTAGAAAATATAAAGATGAATTTGCAGTTAATGGTGATTTGTCTTATCTTAATTTAGATTGGAAACCAGTACCTATCATACCTAAGTTTGTTGACATTGTTGTAAATGGAATGCAAGATAGATTGTTTGATATAAAAGCATTTGCTCAAGATCCTATATCAACAGGTAAAAGAACAAAGTTTGTTAATGATATTCAAAGAGATATTAATGCTCAAGAAATGTTAAAACAAATAGAAACTCAACTTGGTGTTAATGCTAGAAATGTTCCTGAAGAAGATTTACCAGCAAACTCTGAAGAGTTAGAACTTTACATGCAATTAGGATATAAGCAAGGTATTGAAATAGCTGAAGAACAGGCTATAAATAATGTTTTTTTAACAAATAAATTTCCTGAATTAAAAAAGAGGTTTGACTATGATTTAACAGTATTAGGAATAGGTGCTGTTAAAAATACTTTTAATAATACAGATGGCATTAAGTTAGATTATGTTGATCCAGCAAATTTAATATGGTCGTACACGGAAGATCCTAATTTTGAAAATTGTTATTATTTTGGTGAAGTTAAAAGAATATCTTTAAATGAATTAAAAAAAGAATTTCCAGCTTTACCAGATGAAGAAATATATGAACTGACAAAGAAAGGTTCAAATTGGGTTGACATGTATAATAATAATTGGCAAGCAAATTCAAGCGGTGGCGATATTGACAACAACAATACATTAACTGTTTTATATTTTAATTGGAAAACATGGGAAAACAATGTATATAAAATAAAAGAAACTTCAACAGGAGCTTCTAGAGCAATAGCTAAAAGTGATTCTTTTAATCCACCACAAGATAAAAGAACTAGATTTGAACGTGTTGCACAAGCTAGAGAAGTTGTATATGAAGGTGTTTTTGTTTTAGGTACAGACACAATGTTAAAATGGAAAAAAGCTACGAATATGATTCGTCCTTCTTCTAACACTAATAAGGTTCTAATGAACTACATTGTTTCAGCTCCTAGAATATACAAAGGTAAAATAACATCTCTTGTTTCTAAGATGACACCTTATGCTGATTTAGTTCAATTAACACATTTAAAACTACAGCAAGCTATACAAAGAATGACACCTTCAGGTGTTTTTATAGATGCAGATGGATTAGCTGAAGTTGATTTAGGTAATGGTACAAGTTATAATGCTCAAGAAGCTTTAAATATGTATTTTTCCACTGGTTCTATTATAGGTAGATCATTAACAGTTGAAGGTGATCCTAATCCAGGAAGAGTTCCAATACAAGAATTACCAGGAAGTCAAGGTGGACAAATACAAGTTTTAGTTGGGGCTTACAATCAGTACATACAAATGATGAGAGATGTTACTGGTTTAAACGAAGCTAGAGATGGTTCTGATCCAGATCCTAATGCTTTGGTTGGTGTTCAAAAATTAGCCGCTGCAAATAGTAATACGGCTACTAGACATATACTTTCTTCTAGTATGTATATAACTTTAGCTTTAGCTGAAGCTATATGTTTAAGGTTTAAAGATGTTTTAGAGTTTCATCCAACAAAAGAAGCTTTTATAGGAGCTTTAGGCCAATTTTCAGTAGGCTCATTAGAAGAAATGAAAAATCTTCATCTACATGACTTTGGTATATTTTTAGAATTAATGCCCGATGAAGAAGAAAAATCTTTACTTGAAGCAAATATTCAAGTAGCTTTATCAAGAGATAGTATAAATCTTGAAGATGCTATTGACATAAGAGAAGTTAAAAATCTAAAACTTGCTAATCAATTACTTAAGATTAGAAGAGTTAGAAAACAACAAATGGATCAACAACAAGCTCAAGCTGCTAGTGTAGCTCAAGCTGAAGCTCAAGGTGCTGCTCAAGTTCAAATAGAAGAAGCTAAAACACAAGCAGAGCAAATTAAAACAGCATCTAAAATACAATATAGACAAGCTGATATAGAATTTGAAATTAAAAAACTAGAAGTTGAAGCTCAAACTAAAAGAGAGTTAATGCAGTTTGAATATGAATTAAACGTTAAATTAAAAGAATTAGAATTAAGAGCGCAAAAAGAGTTAGTTGAAAAACAGAGTCAAACTCAAGAAACTGTTGCAGCTATGAAAACTTCAACAGCAAGTTTATCTGGACCACCTAGTAGTGGTAAACCAGCAAAATCTTTTGAATCTAAAGGTAATGATGTTTTAGGCGGTATTGATCTGTCAAGATTTTCACCTAAATAAGTAACAAGTAAATATTTTATTATATATAATTATGGAAGAACAAACACAAGAACAAGAACAAGTTACAGTTAAGGCTGTAGAAGATAACACTCCAGATCCAACACCTCAAGAAAGAGAATCTAAAGTTTTGGAACAAGCTGTTTCAGATGGTCAGGTAGATGAAAAATACTCACCAAAAGAAGTTGATGGTGTCGTTAAAATTGATTTAGATAAATTTAAAGAACAAGAAGACAATGCCATTCAAGAGCGAGAAACAAAGGAAATTCCTGTGGGCGAACGAACCGGAGATAGCAAAAAAGTGGACAGCGAAATACGGGTCGAATCCAATAAAGAAGATACTACACAAGAAAAAGAAGTAGAACAAACAAACGGTCCTCTCGAATTGATAATTGAAGAAGAGGAAACTAAAGAAACACCGGTTAAAAAAATAGAAGAAAAGGTTATTGAAAAAGAAGAACCTAATATTTTACCGGAAAACATAGACAAGTTAATAAAGTTCATGGATGAAACCAGTGGTACTTTAGAAGACTATGTTGAACTAAATAAAGATATATCAAAATATGATAATACATCTTTATTAAGAGAATATTATAATAAAACTAAACCGCATTTAGATTCAAGTGATATTGATTTTATACTCAATAAAAACTTTGGATATGATGCAGAGACGGACGATCCGTCAGATGTTAAAGCTAAGCAATTAGCTTTTAAAGAAGAACTATTTAATGCTCAAAAGCACTTTACAAGTAGTAAGGAAAAATATTATGCTGATCTTAAGTTAAGAAAGCAAAATGATATAGCTCCAGAATATAAAGAAGCTTATGATTATTACAATAAACAACAAGATTTAATAAAAGAAAGTGAAACACTTCAGAAAGATTTTTTAAGTAAAACTGATGATGTTTTTTCTGACGATTTCAAAGGTTTTGATTTTAGCGTAGGGAAAAACAAATATAGGTTTAAAGTGGAAGATAAAACTAAAGTGAAAGATTTCCAATCTGATATTAAAAATTTTGCAAACGACTATATTGGAAAAGATGGTACTATAGCAGATGCTAAAGGATATCACAAAGCTTTATTTGCTGGACGCAATGCAGATAAAATAGCTAATCATTTTTATGAGCAAGGCCGTGCCGATGCCATACGTGAACAAGCTAAATTATCTAAAAACATTGATATGTCACCAAGAGCAGATAACACAAGCGTTGTTAATACTAATGGTCAAAAAATTAAAGTTGTTTCTGGTAATGATTCTTCTAAATTGCGAGTAAAATGGAATAAATAATAATTTTTAAAATCAAAACAAATGGCTTTTACAGCAGGAATACCGGCAGCGTTACAACCAACGCAGTCGAAAACAATGTACTCAGGAAACTATATAGATTTTCAAGCAACAGGCTTTGAACAATGGGGACAACAATTTTTACCAGATGTATATGAAAAAGAAGTAGAACGTTACGGAAATCGTTCTATTGGATCTTTTTTACGTATGGTATCGGCAGAGATGCCATCAACTTCAGATCAAATTATCTGGACAGAACAAGGACGTTTACACACTCGTTATGCTAATGTAATTCCTTTAGGAAATGCAGGTGTTTTACCAGCTGGAGCTGTTCCAGCGGCAATTGTAGCAGGAG